TAATGTTTTACTTTTGCTGTTTTAACGGTACTGGTAGTAATGCTCATGTTTCACCTCAATTAGTTGACAAACACTTGACAATGAGTTATTATCACTGTGTTCCCTTTGATAAAGACTTAATGTAATATATGATTATTAGATGAAGGCAACGATGCCCTTAGTCTATCAATCTCTTCTTTGATTTCAGACATTCTATCGGCTGATTGAATTTCTATCACATCTTCTTCACTTGATTCAAATTCTTCATATGCTTCACCATAGAATCTTATGATTTCTGATGTTGCTTCAGATACCGAAACAATACTTTGTTTAAATATTCTAGAAGGCAAATCAAAATTTGTAAGTAGATCCCACTTCATCATAGACAAACTGAAAGTATCGTCATCAGAATTTTTAAGAACAATATTAACTTTCATGGGACGATGAACTTCAATATAGCTTCTACTTTCTTCAACAATATTTCCAATGAGAGTATCACCGTTTGTTAATTTCAGTACTTTGCAAAGCATTATTATTCCTTTAAATTTAACGTGTAAATTTTATATTCAAACTTTTCATCGTTGTAAATTTTCATACGTTCAATAAAATGTTCTAATGTAAAATTCTTTCTACTCTTGTGTGTCATGTCATCCGATATGTCATACAGAATAGCTTCTTTCTTATTATCTCCCAAACGCAATCCTCTGCCAATAGACTGTAGTGTTCTAATCTTACTTTTACTCGGTGAAGCAAAAATAACATTGTGTAGATTACGAATATTAATGCCAGTAGAGAATGTTCCGTATGATGCTACGATGATTGCATTTTCTTCATTCTCAGTAATTCTACGAACTTCTTCTCGTTCATCTACTCCAACAGCGCCATGAATAAAGAATACGGGTCTATTTTCTTCTACTGCATCTTTAATCATATTATACAATACTTTACCGTGTTTGTCAACAAACTGATACAGTAGAAGAGTATTGCCTTCTAAACTCAGAGCCAGATTTTTAATGAATCTATTACGTGAAGGCTTACCTATAATATAATTTATCTCATCTTGATATTTAAAATTCTTACCTAGCTTGCATGATTCTTCGTTATGCTTAAGCACTAACGCTTTGATTCTAAACTTTGACAATCTTCCAGAGTCAATCAATTCTTTTGTTGTTGTAATCTGTTTGACTTTACCAAACAAACCTTCTAAAACTAATCGGTGTGTTTGTGTGCCATCTAGTGTGCCTGTCAAACCAAATCTATATTTGCACTCTGTTAATTTTGTTAGAATTGATATCAACGACTTTGCTTTAAACAAATGAGCTTCATCGCCAACAACTAATTCAAATTCATCAAACCAGTCTTTTGGCATCTTATAAATTGACTGCCATGTAGATATGACGATTGGACAGTCAGTTTGTTTATTTGCACCTGACATGATCTGGTGTATGTATTTATCACTCTCAAATCCGTAGTCTTCAAAGTCTTTGTATAACTGTGCGACAAGTGAAATAGTAGGAACAATGATGAGAGTTTTACAATTCAAATATCTTGCAATGAGATATATGATAAGAGATTTGCCAGATGCTGTGGGTGATACTAATAAGTTTCTTCTGCTACGCACCGCATGAATGAATGCATCTATTTGATAGTCTCTAACTTCAAATGGTATGCCTAGAGTGTCAATAAAGTCTTTTGCTTCTGATACAGAGAATTCATCATATGTTTCTACTGATTTATCAAATTCAATTGTGTAGTCACGTTCTTTAGCAAACTTCTCTAAGTGTGGAATTAAGCCGTAATATATTTGTCTGTTCTGAGAATTAAATAGCCTTATTTTTCCGTCCCAAATTTTGTTTCTAAATGCGGGCATAAACTTGTACCCAGGAACGTAGAACGTGAAATATTCATTCACCTCCATTGCATCGGAGTTCTCACATTCAATATGTGCGTAGACTTCATCTACTTTTGAGATATAAAGTTTATTGTACACCTTGCGTAAACTTCCTCCATTCTATAGCATTTTTAATCTGAAAATTGCGTTGGTTGATGTTTTTAAGTACTTCTTCCAAAAACGCTAACTTTTCTTTTTGATTAATTATGCGAACATTGTTGTGTATAATATCTTTGTCAGAGTCAAGATACATATCAACTTCATTCTTCAGCAAACGCTTAACGAAAGGCTCCCAATTGAGTTCGTCAAGTTCTTCTTGTGAAAGTTTTCCATTGTAATACTCATACTTCTTCAAAGATAAATCTTTGCTTTGAAACTCAAGTGCTTTGAGTTTACGTCTTTCATCAAAATAAATTTTAAGAAATTTACTGTGTAATTCTGGTATCTTTAAAGATGCGATACCCAACTCTGTGGAGTCAACTATAGCGTCTAATCTCCACTCTTCCATCATTTGGTCTAATGTCATACTCAATCCTCATATCAATATTCGTATCCATCATAATAACACATTTAAAGGTAAATGTCAATTGCTTGTTGCTTCAGCTTCGTAGTATGTGTAGTTAAATGTTGCTGTGGAAGTAATAAACTCTTGATTGTCTACAGATGAAAACTGCATGTCTCCTAATTCGGTAGGATATGCACCATAGAATTCAATTTTAAAATTTGGATTGTTTGCATTTGTTTTAATGAATAATGTTGCGTCAGAAGTTACGCTGTCAATCAAGTTATCTTTATCTTTTAGACCACCTCTTTTATCAAATCCTTTTGGATTGCCTAGTTTAAATATCCAACTGTACAATTCGTACCATGATTGCATGTCTTCGTCTACAATGAATGTCAATGATAGTGTGCCAAAGCTAATTTGATTTCCTGGAACACTTAATGCAGAAAATGGTGTATTGATAGTAGTAGATTGTAAAGATAGACTTGGTAAATTTACAGCTTGTACAAAATATGTGAAGTTAGGAATTCGTCTAAGAACAAAATCAAACTTGTTGTTTGAAAGAAAACTTCTATTTGCAGGTATCGTTGTTAGTGTAGCCATTGTATCTCCTCTTGTCTTCTATTTATGCAGACAAAAAAAAGCCACCCGAAGGTGGCTCTGTAAAGTACTACTCTTACGGTAGATTAATCAATTACATCAAGTTGCTAATTGCGATTCTACGATAGTAGATGTTCTTGTTAGCAAAAGCTAATACACCGTCAGATGCAGATGTTGCGAATGGGTTTGCAACCATACCGTAACGTGTCTTGAATCCAATTTTTGGTTGGAATGTGTCTTGACCAACTGCACGAACCATTTGCAATGGAACGTATGGGCAATAGAACAAACCAGCATCAAAAGCTGAAGTGCCTTTGTAACCGATTGTTGCGTAGTGTACACCAGATGTTGCTGCAAAATATGGATCAATATAAACCTTGATACGACCATTTAGAACACCAGCGAATGTGTTGCCTGTGTCATCAACTTGTAAGTTGTTAGATGCAAGTGCTGGAGTGTAATCAAGAACACCAGCCATTTGCAATGCAGATGCTACGTCTGAAGAACAGATAAGCACGTTACCTTTACCGCGGCGAGTTGCTTTAGCAATTGCGTTAGACTCACGCTCTAGTTGGAACATCAAGCCTTTGAATTTCTCAACAGACCAACGACCGTTAGCATCAACGTCAAGGTTGAATGTGCCAGCAGTTGTAACGTTCTCTTGTGCGCCAACAGTAGCTGTCAAGTTGATAGTACGAACAACTTCACGGTTAATTTCAGCTAAGATTTCTGTAGAAAGAATGTTTGCTAATTCTTGTTCAGCATCCAAACCATGGACTGCTTTCAAGTCTTGTGCAAGTTCCATTGTGTATTCTGCTTTCAAAGCACGGCTCTTAGCAGTAACAGCAATCTTTTCGATGGAGAATGCCATCTCTTGGAATTGGTTACCAGCGCCATCACCTAATGCTTCAGCTTGTGCTGTAGTCATACCAGTACCACGTGTGTACTCTGTACCAGCAGACAAGTCAGCTGGTGAAGCACCTGTTTGATTTGTACCGAATGTAGTTCCGCTGTTTGTTGAAGAGAACGTTGTGTTAGCTTCGTTAAACAACGCTTCAGTACCACCTTGTGTGGAGAAGCGGCTACGCATTGCAAAGATCAAGCCTGTTGGACCTGTCATTGGCTGAACACCGCAAATGTCGTATGCGATTAAGTT